ATGGCTGGTGACTCGTCGTTCGACGTGGTGAGCAAGGTCGACCACCAGGAGGTGGACAACGCGCTCAACCAGGCGGCCAAGGAGATCGCGCAGCGCTACGACTTCAAGGGCGTCGGCGCCTCCATCGCCTGGAGCGGCCACGACGCGGTGGTGCTCGTCGCCAACACGGCCGAGCGCGTGCTCGCGGTGCTCGACGTGTTCGAGACCAAGCTGATCAAGCGGGGCATCTCCCTCAAGGCGCTCGACCTCGGCGACAAGGAGCCCAAGCCGTCGGGCAAGGAGTACCGGCTGGTCGCGACGATCCGGCAGGGTCTCTCGTCGGACGTCGCCCGGCAGCTGGCGAAGCTGGTGCGCGACGAGGGGCCGAAGAACGTCAAGACGCAGATCCAGGGCGACGAGATGCGCGTGACCGGCAAGTCGCGCGACGACCTCCAGGCCGTGATCGCGCTGCTCAAGGGCGCCGACGTCGACGCGGCGCTCCAGTTCGTCAACTACCGCTGAGACAGTCCGCTGACCTGGGCCGCAGCCTCCTGAGTCCGCCCCGAGTCCGCAGGTTTCGCGCTCGCGGCCACGGTCTTCATGAAGTCCGCCGTCGCCGCGCGCGTGCGGTCCTCCGCTGACGGCCACAGGTGCGAGTAGACGTTCAGCGTGATCGACGGCTGCGCGTGCCCCAGCGCCCGCTGGACGGTCACGACGTCACACCCCTGGGCGATGAGGTTCGACGCGAACGTGTGACGCAGGCTGTGCAGCGTCAGATCGTCCCCGAGCCCGGCCGCCTCCCGCACCTTCCGCCACGCCGCACCTGCCGACAGCCGGTTGAGCAGCTGCCCGTTCGGCGCCCGGAACAGGTGCTCGTCGGCCGCGGTCAGCTTGCGCGCGGCCACGTGGACCGACAGCGTCGTCGTCAGCGCTTCCGGGACGTACACGGTGCGCTCGCTGCCCGCCTTGGGCGGCACGACGCTCGTCGTGGCGATCGTCTGGCCCTGCACCTGGCGCTCCACCCGGATCGTGCGCCGCAGGAAGTCGACGTCGCCGAGCTGTAGCCCGGCTGCCTCCCCCAGCCGCAGGCCCGCGAACACGCACACCGAGACGAACGGCCGGAACCACGGCTCGGCCGCATCGAGCGCCGCCGCCACCTGCTCGGCCGTCAGCAGGTGCATCGACGCCTCCGCGCGCCGCACCCGAGGACCCTTCACGCCGATCGCCGGGTTGACCGGCACGACCTTGTCCAGCACCGCGGCCCGGAACGCCATCTGCACGAAGTTGAGCCGCGTCCGCACCGTCGTCGGCGCCAGCCCACGCTTCGTCTCCTTGGCGACCCACGCCTGGACGTGTGACGGGCGCACGGTGCCGATCGGGTCGTCCTTCCACGGCACCGACTCCACCGCCATCCTCGCGGCGACGCGCGTCCCATCGGCCCACGCCTGCCGTGCGAGCCACGCCGAGCACCACGCGGACCACTTGACCTTCCCGGCCTTCGGGTCGACGTACTGCCCCGTGACGATGGACGCCGTGACCTCGTTCAGCCACGTCTGCGCGTCCGCCCTGCGCGCGAAGTGCCGCGCGTGCTCCTTGCCGGCCTCGTCGCGGTACCGGGCGCGGTAGACGCCGTCAGGGCGCTTCCGGATGCTCGCCATCACTTTCCCCCTCTTCGGTCGATCTCCTCCTGGACTGCCTGGTCTCCTGCGGCATCCACGTCCTCGTCATCGGGCAGGAAGAGGCCGTCCGGATCGACGGCCACCAACCCCGCGGTCAAGTCGTCCACGAGACTCTGATACAGACGCGCCCTCTGCTCAGTCTCTTTCCGGCTCGGCCGCCAGAGCTTGATTTGACCATCCCCGCGCCGCTCTATGGCGGCGGTGATCAGGTCGACGACGTCATCCCAGTCGCTCGGGTACACATCCAGCGCCGCGGCTATCCCCTGGGCCAGAGTGCTGTCGAGTCGGTCGAGTTGGTAGAGCCCGCGAAGTAGCCACTCCCGTCCGCTGACGAATGACTCGGCCATCTTGTCCGCAAGCTCGGACACCTCGGCCTTGGCGTCCGGCAAGAGTTCCCCCGGAGTGCAGCCGAACGCGTCTGCGAGCACGTAGAGCTGGCGCACCTGCACTACGCGGGAGCCCTGCTCCAAGCGAGTGATGCCCGTTGGGTCGATATCCCACCCGCGCTCACGCAGTCGCTCAGAGAGTTCGGCCTGCGTCCAACCGAAGCCCTTGCGTAGCCGTCTGATTCGCTCGCCAAGGGCTCGATCGACGCTCGTTCCACTGTCTGTCACGACCGGCAGGTTACTGCGCTTGACGACACCTCGGATAGGGTCCACACTCCATCTGTCGGCAGCGACAGCGAGATGCTGAGGAGAACAGCATGGCAGACCTGATGAAGATCGAGGAGGTCACTGCGGAGTACCACATCCCGCTCGCGACCCTGAGGCACTACGTCCAGACCGGCAAGGGGCCGAGGTCGTTTCGGCTTGGCCGCAGACGGGTCTGGAAGCGCGAGGACGTCGAGGCCTGGATCGAGAAGGCCTACGAGACGACGTCGACCGGCGGCGCGGCGTGAGCACCGCGACCACCACACAGAAGAAGCCCCGGCGCCTGCTGGAACAGGCCCGGGGCGTGGTTCCCACCGAAGAGGAGAAGAACATGACCATGATGACACAGATCGACCCGGCCATCCAGCAGGTCACCGCGATGTGCGACCGGTGCGGCACGACGCGGCTCATCTCGGCCAAGTCGCGAGGACGGATCCTGGCCTGCGCCACGTGCAGGATGCGCACACACCACTCCACGCCCTTCGCCTCACCGGCCCGCGACCACATCGGGAGCAAGAGCTCGCGAGACGTCGCGCGCGACATCGCGGCGCTGCGCCGCCTCGGCGTGCACGTCCACTTGGACGTCGAGATGAAGGATGTGTTCTGCGTGAGGCTCGGCGTCGACTCCGTCCGGACCGACATCGACTTCCGGGCGGGCCTGCCGATGGACGCCCTCGCCGCGGCCGCCGAGCTCGTCTGGGATTGGCTTCGGAAGAGTGCCTGCGAGATGTTGGCGGACCCGTCGTGGCCGGTGTTCCACGACGACTTGGGCGCACACAAGGACGGTGTCCCGGTGTCGATCGACACCGCCCGGATCGAGGCGATCGCTGCCGCCGAGAATCTCGTGATCGAGGACACGATCGCGAGGGCGGCCATGCAATGAGCGCCTACGCCCCCATGTCGACCACCGGGAAGGCCCCGCTGGTCTTCTCGTCGCCCGCCCCCGGCCTGGTCCGCGTCGACCTGGAGGACGGCTCGACGCAGGACTACCCGGTCGACGCCTTCCGCGAGGTCTACCGCCGGGTCGTGAAGATTCCCGCCGCCAGGCAGGTGATCACCGAGCTGTTCAGGAAGTACCTCATCGACGACCCGAACCAGGCCCGGCGCCTCGTGCGGGAGCGGTTCAGCGAGGACGACCGACAGGCCTATGTGGCCGCGCTCAAGGTCCTCATGGCGAACGGAGAACTGGGATGAGCAAGATCGAGACGTTCGACCAGCAGGTGTTGGTGCTGCACCGCAAGTCCGACAGGTTCGTGCCACTGACGGTGCGGGGCGTCGTCGAGCCGGGGTGGCGGGCCGAGCGTCCGCGTAGGCCCGTACAGCCTCAGCGAGTCGGACGTGGGCGAGCTGTGCAGCGCGCTGTGCTCGACGCTCTCCACTCGGTGCAGCCGGTCACGCCCGTGGAAGGTCGACTCTGATGCCCAAGGTCGAGGTCGAGTGGGAGCCCGTCGAGCACCCGAACGCGAGGAAGCCGCCGAACGTCACACCGGAGCGTGGCGACGAGTACGTGAAGGTCTCCTACCCTGCGCAGGGCGAGATCATCTACTACTGCTACTCCTGCCTGGACCACTACTCGTTCGTCGAGATCATCGACGGCGAGGTCATGATCAGCGAGTGGCACAACGCCCACTGCGACGCGCTGGAGTATCTGCGGCCCCTCGCCTGCCACGGCAGCATCCCGCCGGGGGAGTACTGCGAGACGTGCGGCACGTACAGGCACTGCCACGGCAAGCTCGCACCCGGCCAGAGCTGCGAGACGTGCGGAGCGATGAACGACACGTGCCACCGGTACCGGAGCCTCAAGCCCGGCGAGGTCTGCCAGGTGTGCGGCACGATCAACCCGAACGAGGAGTAGGTGACCGCCGGAGCGCCGGCGCTGACGAAGCTGACGTACCTGACGCGGCTTCGGGGCGCCGGGCTCACCCCCGCGGAGCACACCGTTCTGGTGACGATGCTGACCTACGCCCGCAAGGACCTCACCGGTGCCCGCCCCGGCTGGGCACGGCTCTGCGCGGACACCGAGCTGTCCCGGAACACCGTCAAGCAGGCGGTGCGGCGTCTCATCTGCGGCGGGTTCCTGGTGCTCACCGAGCAGGGCGGCAACGTCGTCGGCCACGGCCGGTCCAACGTCTACACGCTGAGGCTGCCGTTATCCACAAGGGGTCAGCCCACGGATCCCTACGACGAGGACGAAGGGGTCAACTGGCTGACCCCTAAGGGGTCAAACCGGACACGAGAAGGGGTCAAACGTCCGCTTAGTAGGGGTCAATGGGCTGACCCCCATCAGGGAAGTACTTCATCAGGTTCAAACGTCATCATTCCGCATGCCATGCATGCGGGTCCGGCTGACGCCGGACGCGCGCGCCACCCCGACGACGTTCTGCTCTGGCTCGACACCACAATGATCGGCTTCTGGGGACCCATGCTCGACGACTACGACGAGCTCGAAGCCTGGCTCGAAGGCGACATCGGACTCGACGATGACGAGCACTCCACCGCCTCGGGCATGTGGGAGGACGGCAGACACCCCGTCGCCATCCGCAACACGATCCTCAAGCAACGACGGGAAGCATCGTGACCGCCGCGTGGACGGGTGCGCGCTCGCGGCGTGCTCGTGCCCTGGTGCGCAGCCGGGGCCGGTCTCAGCGGTGCTGGCGGTGCGGGCGGGAGCTGGACCTCGACGTGGACCGGTGGCACGCCGGCCACGTCGGGGCCGCCCGGGTCGACGGTGGGTCGGACTACGACGTGCAGGCGGAGTGTGTGGCGTGCAACCTCGTGGACGGCGCGCGCATCGGCGGCAGGCGACGAGCGGCGCGACGACGCACGACGCGCGTCGAGGACCAGCGGCTCGTCGAGTGGCGATGACGAGTTTTGGCTTCGGCGTGGCAGTCCGCGCGTGCTGCCCACTCCCGTTTTTCACGCGCGTCGTCGCGCGCCAGTTCTGTGACGCAAGCGTGACAGAATTGCGACCGTGGCGAAGCCGACCTATGTGTCGCGGACGGGTGAGGTCGACCTGTCGGTGGCGCACCTGGGCGCCGGGCTGCTGGGCCTGCCGCTGCTGGCGCAGGGCGAGCAGGTGGCGCGGCTGCTGGAGGCGCGGCACCGGGACGGGGTGCGGTTCCCGGACGTGGTCGTGGAGATGGGTCGGCGCGGCAGCAAGACGACGAGCGTGTGGAGCACGATCGTCGGGCGGGCGGCCACGCGGGAGCGGTACCGCGCGGTGATGACGGCGCAGCGTGGCGTGGTGGCCTCGCGGATCGTGGTGGAGCACGCCAACCTGATGATCCGGGCGGGTCATGCGGCCGAGGCCAAGGACTACCGCGCCGGTGGGGCGGACGTGCCGCTGCTGTACCGGTACGCGGGACGCGAGACGATCCGGTGGCCGAACGGGAACGAGGTCATGGCGGTGCCGCCGGACCCGGGGGCGATCCGCTCGGCGGCGGCCGACGACCTGGTGATCGACGAGGGCGGCGAGCTGGACCCGTTGCGGGGTCAGGACTTCATCGACGCGCTGCGTCCGCTCCAGGACACCCGTGGTCCGCTGGCGCAGTACGTGCTCATGGGCACGCCGGGCAAGGTCCGGGCCGGCCCGTTCTGGACGATGCTGGAGCGGGGCCGCGCCCGGACCGACCGGGACCTGGGGATCGCGGACTGGTGCATCCGCGACGAGGAGGACGCCGACGACCGGCGCATCTGGCGTCGCGTGCACCCGGGGCCGTCGAGCGGTCTGACGCCGATGCGGGTGCTGGAGAAGCGGTACCGGGACGGGGGGCCGATCGCGTTCGCCCGCGAGTACCTGTGCCGATGGCCGGCCGACGCGACGACGTCCGCGATCGACGCGCAGGCGTGGGCCGCGGCCGAGCGGCCCACGGTGGCGCCGCCGGCCTGGTGCGGGGTGGCGTTCGACGCCCAGAAGGACGGCATGGCGGCGTCGATCTCGGCGGCCTGGCGCGTCGACGGGGTGCCGCACGTGGCACTGCTGGAGTACCGGCCGGGCACCGCGTGGGTGGCGCGCGAGCTGCGGCGCATCCTGGCCGTCCACCGGGGCGTGCCGGCTGCGGCCGACCACATCGGGGCGAACATGCCCACGGTCGAGGACCTGTCGCGCGGCCGGCCGAAGGTGCTCGTCATGGCGCCGTCGTTCAAGCAGATCATGGGCGCCACGCAGACGTTCGTGAGCCGGCTGCCGGCTCACCAGGCGCAGCCCGACCTGGAGCGGGCGGTCGCGGCGGCGACGTGGCGGGACCAGGAGGGCGGTCGGCTGTTCGGGCGCCGCAAGAGCACCGAGGACATCAGCCCGCTGGTGTCGGCCGTGGTTGCGCTGTGGGCCTACGACTCCCGTCCGGAGCGCAGGCCGGTGGTGGTCATGTCGGCGTAGGGCGTGTCGTGGCGGTTCTGTAACGCTTCCGTGACAGAATTACGGGCGTGGGATTCCTCGGGCTGGGTCGTCTCGCGACGGCGCGCGCCTCGCAGGTCCTGGCCCCGCAGCGTTCGGCGCGCCTGTCGTCCCCGTGGGGGCCGCAGCTGAGTGCCAGCGTCATCGCCGCCGACTGGCTGGGCGCCGACATGGACCTGTTCCCGGTGACCCGCGAGCAGGCGATGAAGGTCCCGGCCGTCGTCGAGGCCCGCAACCTGATCTGCCTAGCCCTGGCGCAGGGGGTGCTCAAGGCCTACCGCGGCGAGGTCGAGATCCCGGCGCCCGCCTGGTGCTACCGCACCGACAGCGACGTGCCGCCCGCCACGCGGATGGCCTGGACGGTCGACGACCTGCTGTTCGGCGGCTACGCGCTGTGGGAGGTCGCGCGCGGTGCGAGCGGCGCCATCGTTGACGCGGCCCGGGTGCCGCCCGAGCGGTGGGACTGGGACGAAGACATGCGCATCCTCATCGACGAGCAGCCCGTCCAGGCCCGCGACGTCATCCTGTTCACGGGCTGGGACGACGGCCTGCTCTACAGCGGCAACACCGCGATCCGGCACGCCCTGGAGCTGGCCGACGAGGTCGCCCGCCGGGTGCGGGTGCCCCAGCCGCACACGCTGCTGGAGGTCCAGGACCCCACCATCGACCCGACGCCCGAGGAGAAGCAGCAGGTCCTCGACGACTTCGTCGGCGCCCGCCAGCGCCGCGACGGCGCCGTGTCCTGGGTGCCCGCCGGCGTGACCGTGAACCGCGGCGGCGAGGCCCCCGTCAGCCTCTACGAGCAGGGCCGCAACGCCAACGTGCTCGACATCGCCCGCCTGACCGGCGTGCCGGCTGTCATGCTCGACGCCTCCGGGGTGAGCGCGAGCCTGACCTACGAGACCACGGCGATGAGCCGCGCGATCCTCAACGACCGCCGCCGCGAGCGGGCCACCGTCCTGGAGGCCCGCCTGTCGATGGACGACGTCGTGCCCCGCGGGGTGCGCATCGCCCTCGACCTGTCCGCCATCACCGGCCCGGACACGGGCCTTCCCACCCCGAGTGAGGACTGACCCATGCTCACCGCCGACCGTGCCACCCGCACCCTGACCGCCGACCCGCTGCTGCCGTTCGGGGAGCAGGGCCGCACCAACCTGGGGCGCGTCACCGCCGCCAGGGGCACGCTCACCATCCCGACGGACGTCACCGGGATGGTGCTCAACCTCCAGCACGAGCGCAACGCGCCGCTGGCCAGGTTCATCGACGTCGCCGAGACCGACCACGGCCTGGTGGCGCACTTCCACGTGCCGGCGACCCGCGCCGGCGACGACCTGCTCGCCGAGGTCGAGAACGGGCTGCGCACCGGCGTGAGCGTGGAGATCGACAACCCGGTGATCCGCGGCGGGCGGCTGCTGTCCGGGACGCTGACCGGCGCCGCGGCGGTCGTCGACCCGGCGTTCGACAGCGCCCGCCTGGTGGCGGCCGACGCCGGGGACCTCGACCCCGAGCAGGCCGCCGCGCTCACCCCCGACCTGGTGCAGGCCGTCGTGGCGGCCGTCACCGAGGCGATCAGCGACAAGACCACCGAGGACGAGCAGCCCTCGGACGACACCGACGACGAGTCGGAGGAGGAGGCCACCGTGGCCGAGGACGAGACCGTCGAGACGGTCGAGGACGACAAGCTCAAGGCGGGCCTGCCCGGCTCGCTGCACAAGGCCGGCCCGAAGGGCAAGGCGAGCCAGCCGCCGCTGTTCGCGGCCCTGGCCGGCGCCGACCCGGCCGGCCGCGAGGCGATCAAGGTCCGGCTGAACGCGGCCCTGGACCAGGCGATCGCCACCGACCTGGCCCCGACCATGGTCAAGCAGTGGCTCGGCGAGGTCGGCCCCAAGGTCACCTACAGCCCGCGCGTGGTCGACCTGCTGTCCCACGACGACCTCGTCGGCCGCGAGGCGGTCGGCTGGAAGTTCACCGAGGGCAAGACCCCGCAGGTCGACACCTACGGCGGCTTCCCGGCCCAGCCGAACAGCAACGAGGTCAAGACCGAGCAGGTCACCCTGCCCTCGGCCCGCCTGGCCGGCGCCGGCGAGGTCGACCGGGCATGGATCGACTTCCCGGTGCCCGAGTTCTGGTCCGCGTACTACCGCGAGTGCGCGAACGACTACAAGCGCAAGCTCGACGCCATCGCCCTGGCCGCGATCGTCGGCGGGTCCACCGCGGTCGAGGCCGGCACCGTGGCGACCGGCGTGTCCACCGCCGCCGCCTACATCGTGGACGGCGCCATGGCCGTCATCCTCGCCGAACGGAACCTGCCGACCTTCGCCCTGGTCGGCGCGGACCTGTACCGCGATCTGCTGCTCACCCGCGCCCAGGACCTCATCGCGTTCCTCACCGGCGCCCTCGGCCTGGAGGAGGGCGACCTCGCCGGGTTCACGATCCGCCCCTCCGGCGCCGCCAGCCTGACCGGCAAGGTCCTCGTCGGCGCCCGGCCCGCCGCCACCGTGTACGAGCTGCCCGGCGCCTCCCCGGTACGCATCGACACCGTCAACATCGCCAACGGCGGAATCACCACCGGCGTGTTCGGCTACCACGCCGAGCTCATCAACGACCCCGCCTCCCTCGCCCTGGTCGCCCCCGCGGTCGGCGGCTGACCTGCCATGGTCGCCTGGCTGAACCTCGACGAGGACGAGGACAACGACGTCGCCCTCGTCGAGGAGTACTTCCGCGACAGCGTCCAGCTGTCGACGGAGGGCCTCGCCCTGCTGCTGGCCGCCGCGCAGGAGCAGTGCGAGGCCTACGCCCCCGCGCTCGCCGAGGGCGCCCCGGTGCCTGCCCGGTACCGGCAGGCCGTCATCCTCCAGGCCCGCGCCAACTGGGAGGCCTCGCGCCGCGAGCTGGGCGACGCCGACGCCTACCCGGTCACGGTCCAGCCCATGGACCGCACCATCATGCTGCTGCTGCGGCCGCGGCTCGGCGTCAGGAGCGTCCTGTGAGCGTGCGCACCGAGCTCGCGGCAGCGCTGACCGAGGCGCTGCCCGACGTCGTCGTCATCGACCACGACGCCAACCCGACGATCGCCAGGACGACCGTCATGGTCTACGTCGAGAAGGTCGACCGCGCCACCACCAGGGGCCAGCGCACCTACACCCTCGCCCTCGCCGTGATCGTCCCCGTCGACGACGAGGCCCGCCTGGAGGACGCCCTGGAGGACGTGCTGGAGGGCGTCGACCTGTGGCGCCACCCGGCCGTCTGGGAGACCGCGGAGCGCGCCGTGTGGGGCGACACGTACCCGGCGTTCAAGGTCACCGTCACCGGTCAGTACCAGCACACCTACCCCGAGCTCGAGGAGAGCTGACATGGCCACCACCCCGATCGTGCCGGCGCCGCTCGTCGTCAAGAACGCCGAGCTGACGCTGAGCCTGAACGGCACCGACGTCTACGACTACCAGGCCGCCGTCGCAACCGCGAAGTTCACCCCCTCCGCCCAGACGTCGATCTTCACCGGCATCGGCGGGCAGAAGCTCGTCCAGCTGGCAGCCGTCGACTGGACCCTGGAACTGGCGTTTCCGCAGGACTGGCAGACCGCCAACAGCCTGTCGGCGTTCCTGCTCGCCAACGCCGGCGCCACCGCGACCGCCGCGCTGACCCCCAGCGCCGGCGGCGACGCCTACACCGCCACCGTGCTGCTCGTCCCCGGCGGCATCGGGGGCACCTACGGCCAGCAGGCCGACGAGACGGTCTCCCTGCCCTGCACGACGGCCCCCGCGGCGGCCTGATCATGCCCCTGGTGTCCGTCCGCGAGCACGACGAGCTGCGCGCCGTCGTGCTGGCCTTCGGGCGCCTGGAGCGCACCGTCAAGAACGCGATCAACCGGCAGACCCGCGCCGAGCTCGCCCCGATCTGGACCGACGAGGTCGACCGTCGGCTGCGCACCGGCATGGACAGGCTCGTCGTCGGCGCCGGGGTGCGCGTCAAGGCCGGCAACCCGCCCGTGGTCCAGGCCGCCCAGTCCACCCGCGCCATTGGCAAGCGCCTCGTGCCGGCCGACCAGTGGCAGGGCTGGGAGTTCGGCTACGGCGACCCGAAGACCCACACCGCCACCTACACCCGGCGGACCAAGAAGGGCGGACGCGCCGGCGTGACCCGGCACACTGCACGGCAGATGCCGCCCCGCCGCCGCCAGGGCCGCATCGCCTACCCGGCGCTCACGTCCGCCGCGCCCCGGCTCGCCGCCCTGTGGGTGGCCACCGTCGTGCGATGCGTCCACCAGGCCGCCGAGGGCAAGGAGGGCTGACCCGTGGCCAAGGGCGTGAACATCCCCATCACCTCGGACGCCTCCGACGTCATCTCCGAGGGCAAGAAGATCGAGGGCGCCCTCGACAAGGTCATCGACTCCCTCGACGACATCGGCGACCAGGCCAAGACGACCGACCGCGTCCTCGACCAGGAGATGGGCAAGATCGAGACGTCGGCCAAGGACGCTTCCGGCACCCTCGAACGCAAGTTCTCCGAGTCGTTCGACACCGTCAAGCGAGAGGCGAAGCAGACCGGCGACACCGTCGACCGGGAGACGCGCGAGGGCACGAGCCGAGCGGGCGAGGCCACCGGCGAGTTCAAGAGTGAGGCCCTCCAGAACTTCTCCGAGGTGTCCTCGTCGTTCTCCGGCGACATGACCAGCGCCGTCGACCTGGTGCAGGGCACCCTCGGCGGGCTGGCTGGTTCGCTGCCCGGGGTGGGTATCGCGTTCGGCCTGCTCGGTGCGGCCGTGGGCGCGGTGTTCGGCGGGATGCAGACCAGCGCGGAGGAGACCAAGCAGCGGATCAGCGAGGTCTTCGACGACCTGATCGCCAACCAACTCGGAAACGTCTCCGAGGCGCTGGTCAGCGAGAAGCTCCAGACGCTCGCCCAGGACGCCGGCAAGGTCCAGCAGGCCCAGGACGCCGCCAAGCGGACCGGCCTGGACTACGGGGTTGTGCTACGCGCGATGGCCGGCGACGTCGAGGCCGCCGACAAGGTGACCCGCTCCTACGACGACCTGCTGGCCCCGCACCAGCAGCGGATCGCCGACCTGTATGGCGAACTAAGTAACTACAACGACCTCACCTACCAGCAGACCCAGGACATCGAGGGCTCGATCAAGCGCGAGAACGAGCAGATCGACGCCCTGACCCGGCAGCGGTCCGCCTACGGGCTGGCGCGCTCGGACCTGGACAAGGCCACCGAGGCACAGCGGGCCTACAACGCCGGCATGGAGGCCGGTTCGGACACCGCCCACGTCTACCAGGACCGGATCGACGCGCTGGAGTCGTCGATCTCCAGCCTGCACGACGGCCAGTTCAAGGTCGAGTTCCTCAACTACGACCAGACGTACCAGTACCTGTCCAACATCCAGAACCTCCTGCGCGACATCACCGGCAACAAGTCCCTGCATATCGGCCGTGGGCTCGGCGGCGGCGGCGGACTGGTGATCTGACATGGCGACGATCACCCGTGGTGCGGTTACGTTGACGCCGACGCTCGTGCTGCCGTCGCGGCTGACGGCGCCGGCGATCGCGGCCGTGAATCGTCTGATCGGCACTGCCGACCTCGACGTCGTCGAACTCGGTCCGGCCCTACGCGCCGGCGAGCTGGTCACGCTGTGGGCGACCGCTGACGCGGCGGTGGCGGCAGCGGCGGCCTTGACCACGGCCGGCGGCCCGTGGATCGTCGCCGACGCCGCGCCGGACGTGGACGGAACCTGGAAGGTCACGGGCGACGCGAACATCGACGCCTCGGCCGGGACCGCCGCCCGCACGTTGACGGTGTCGGTGCAGGAGGTGGCGTCGTGACGAGCGTGAGCCGTGTGACGGCGTCGCTGCACTCGACGGGTGTGGAGAATCTCCAGCCGTGCCTGGACGCGGAGGTGGTGATCGATGAGACGTGGGCGCCGCGGATTCAGGCCGTCGTGACGGTGCCGCGTGGTGGGGCCGTGCTGGACCTGTCGGCGACGGGCGGCGCGATCGCGGTCTCGCTGCGCCTGACGCGGCAGGCGCTCGCCAAGTGGACGCTGGCCGACCTCACGGCGGCGTGGGACGGCTCGACCCTGGCCGAACTCACCACGGCGTGGGAGGGCCTCACGCTGGCGGACCTGACCGTCGCGTGGGAGCCGCTCGCGTTGACGCCGGCGTGGCGGCCCGCGGAGGTGCTGGACATCGACTGGCTGTCGGTCCGGTCGACGACGACCGACCTGGTCGCCGGGACGATCACCTACGAGCTGGCGTCGCACGAGGCGCTGATGCAGGACTCGCGCGGGTTCGACCTGCACGACATGCTGTTGCAGTCGCTCGCGGCCCGGCTAACGACGGTCCTGGGCGACCTGGGCGGCCTGTACGCCGGACCCGGCTGGGGTGCGATCACCGAGAGCTCCTACGCGGGCCTGCTGATGCCGAGCCATGCCTCCGCGGGCCTGTCGACGTCGCTGTGGGAGCTGCTGGAGGAGGACGCTGGCGGGCTCGGCCTGCGGATCGGCTGCGACGTGGACGGCGCCTGGCGGCTCTGGAACCCCACGAGCGCCCCGACCCGGACCGTGCGCGTGGCCCGGGCGACGTCGCTGACGGTGACGAACAGCCGCGCCGACCCGTGGGCCGACCGGGTCGTGGCCAAGGCCCGCGCCGAGGACGGTGTCGGCGCCGACACCTCGCTGTCCTACGAGTCCGTCCCGATCCCCGCCTGGCCCAACCAGACCCCCCGCAAGACCGAGGTCCACGAGTGGGACCTGGGCGTGAACTGGAACCCGGCCTGGCCGGTCCAGCCGGCCAAGATCGCCGCCCGCGCCGCCGCTGCCGGCACCGTGATGCAGGTCGGCGCCCCGATTGACCTGGCCATGCGCCCCGGCGTCGGCATCAGCCTCGACCCGCCGCTGCCGGCCCTGACGGGCGTGTGCGCCTCGGTCCGGTTCCACCTGGCGGCCGACCCGCCCACCGCGGACATGACCGTCACCACCCGATCCACTGTCACCACGGGAGCATGACATGCCCCTCGACGCCAACGGCATCCACATCTACGACGAGTCCGAGGCCTTCGACACCGCCTCGGAGCTGCTCAACGCGCTCGGTGGGTCCGTGTCGACCCGGCTCGGCGCGCTGACCGCCGGGCAGATTCCCGACGTCGCCGCGATCATCCAGACCTCGCAGGTGGCGTCGGGCACGACCCTGGCGACCCTGACCCTGCCCGCCCTCACGGTGCCCACGAAGGCCACCGTCGTCGTGCTCGGCTACGCCGGTTACGCCGGCGGCGCGTCCGACTTCGGCGTCCTCGTCACGGCCTCCGCCGGCACCCTCACCGTCCCCCAAAACGCGCGGGTACCGGCGGCAGCCGGCGCCTACGCCACCTGGGCGACCGGCGCGACCCTCGTCCTGCCCGCAGGCACGGACTCGACCGTAACCATCAAGTCCGATTCGAGCACGTCGGTCTACTGGCGGGGCCTGGCCACCGCGCATCGATGGGCCACGGCATGATCGCGCTCACCGCCCGCAACGGCCTGCTCCGCGACGACGAGCTCGTCGTCATCGACACCGCCGGCCACCGGCTACGGCCCGACGCGGCCGCCTCGCTCGTGCGCATGCGGGCCGCCGGCGCACCCATCGGCACCGTCACGTCCGCGTACCGGTCCCGCGTCGAACAGGCCCACGAGGTCGAGCGGGCCAAGGCCGGCCTGACCCCGTCCGCCGCGGCGGTCGGCAAGTCCTGGCACGGCGAGGGCCTGGCCGTCGACTTCCCCGAACCCGCCCGCGCCTGGGTCCGCCGCTGGGGCGGACCCCACGGCTGGGCCTTCCCGCTGACGAAGGAGCCCTGGCACGGCCAGTACGACCCCGCCCGCGACCGCCATGCCGCGTCGACGCCGCCGGCCCCAGCGCCGGCGCCCGTCAGCCCACCCGTCCCGCAACAAGAGGAGGAGACCATCATGCGAGAGCTCGTCGAGAGCCTGTACCGCGCCCACCTCGACCGGTCCGGTGCCGTCACCGAGGTCGACAAGTGGACCGTCGAGGCCGCCGCCGCCGGCCTGACCGCCAAACAG